CCAACATCAACAGCAGCGATTTTAAGAATCTCTGGTTAATTAGGAGGTAAGCTCCTATGGCAGGATTTGGTAATCAAACTTGGGGATACCTAAACTACGGTACACTAGGTGATGTCACTGTCTATGTCAGTAATCCAAACGATTCTTTATGGGGAGAAGATTCTTGGTCCAATTCTTTTTGGGGCGGAGGTGGAAACCTTGATGTCAATTTAAATTCTACAACCGTAGAAGCTTTCGTCAACGTTGGTTGGGGTTCTGATCAATGGGGTATCGAAACTTGGGGCGAATCTGGTAATGTTCATTTAGTAACAGGTTTAGCAATGACTATGTCCGAAGGACTTAGTGGTATTTCTATAAATGGAGATTCAAATTTAATTCCTACAGGAAATTCTTTAACATTAAGCACAGAGACTCCAGAAGTTTTTGCTAGTTTTGTAGCAGAACCTACTGGTATCGAGATGGCAATGACACTGTCCTATGATCCAGAAATTATAGATGCTATAGGTCAAGAACTAGTTATGGCCCTTGGTTCAGCTGTAGGAGATGCAAATACTATAGCAGAAGTTTCCGCTCAATCCCCAGTTACCTGGGGTAATTCTAATTATGGTTTTGGAGTTTATGGTAACCAACCTGTAAATACTTTGGTTATGGCTATGTCTGAAAACTTTAGTGGAGTAGATCCTGCTCCAGATGCTGAAGCAACAGGTCAAGCAATGGCTATGAATTTAGCACCAGGAAATACTTTCTCTATTGAGGGAGACGCAAACACAGGTGCTGGTGATACTACTATGAATTGGGGCAATTCTACTTGGGGCAATTCTAAGTGGGGAAATGGTCAATATATAGCTGATCCAACTTACGGTCAAACAATGACTGTAAACTTAAACAGTGTTGTAGCTGATTTAAATACTCCTGTAGACGTTAGTGGTTTCCCATTAACAATGGCTTTAAATAATGACGATATAATCATTATTCCTGAATGCAATGTATCACCAACTGGATTTGGCTTGACAGCTAGCGTAGGAACCGCTACAAATGTATTGATTTGGAACGAAGTAAATACTGGCACAGCACCAGTCGATCCTCCAGGATGGCAGGAAGTTTCAACCAGCGCTGCATAATAGTGTTTGACACTATGACAAAATTTAAATAATATACAAGATATTGGAGAACAAAAATTATGGCTAATACTACTTCCGCAGATTTAAAACTTACAATCCAAGCAACGGGTGAAAACTCAGGTACTTGGGGACAAATTACAAATACAAACTTAACAATTTTAGAACAAGCAATTGCGGGTTATGAAGCTGTAGCTATTACAACAGGCGCTACTTTAACTTTTACAAATGGTGCAGTATCAAATGGTAAAAACCAAGTATTAAAATTAACTGGAACTATTGCAGGTGCAGTTAACGTTGTTGTTCCAGACACTTTAACAAAAGTATATGTTATAGATAATGCAACTTCAGGTGCTCATGCAGTAACTGTTAAAACTAGTTCAGGAACTGGAGTAACTTGGGCAGCGGCTGACAAAGGTACTAAAATGGTTTATTCTGATGGTACTAATGTTGTTGATACAGCATTCACAGATTTATCTTCAGATTATACACCACAACTTTCAGCTACATTAGATACTAATGCACAAAATATTATTATTGATAGTACAAAAGGCATTATAGATGAAAACTCTAATGAGCAAATTACATTTACAACTACTAGTGCAGCGGTCAATAATTTTGGCATAACTAATGCAGCAACAGGTAACACACCTTCACTTGCAGCAGTGGGTGGTGACACTAATATTGATTTTAATATTACACCAAAAGGAATTGGTAGAGCAACTTTCAATGGTCAAGGTAAAATTCAAAGCGTTGCAGAAAAAGTTACAACTGAAGCAACAGCTGCTACAGGAACTCTTAACTATGATGTTTTGACACAAGCAGTATGGAATTTAACAACTAATGCAGCAGCTAACTGGACATTAAACGTTAGAGGCGATGGATCAAATTCATTGGACTCAATTATGGATACAGGTGAATCTATTACAGTAGCACACATTGTTTCTCAAGGTGGAACAGCTTATTACAATAGTGCTTTTACAATTGATGGATCAAGTGTTACTCCAGAATGGCAAGGCGGAGCAGCCCCCACTGAAGGTAATGCAAGTTCATTAGATACTTATACTTACACAATTATTAAAACTGCAAGCGCGACGTTTACAGTGTTAGCAGCTCAAACGCAGTTTGCATAACATAAGGAGATAAGAAAGATGCCTTTAAAATCAACATTTGGAGCAGGATCAGTAAGCGGATTTGGTGCCGGGGGTGCTAGTGATTCTTTTATCGTAGCAACAGGTGGAACAATAACAACTGTTGATACAGATTATAAAGTCCATACATTTACTGGTCCAGGAACTTTTTGTGTTAGTGCAGGTTCTGGTCCAATATCTATTGCTGATTATTTAGTAATTGCTGGGGGTGGTTCGGGTGGAGGATATAACTGTTCAGGAGGAGGTGGAGCAGGTGGTTTTAGAGAATCGCATGCTGATGCAACGTCTGGACCGTATACTGCAAGTCCTTTAGCATCAGGTACTTCTTTAGAAATTTCAGCTCAAGGTTATCCAATTACAGTAGGAGCAGGGGGTGCAATACCTTCTTCAGGTAATCCAGGTTCAGATTCAGTTTTTTCAACAATTACATCAACAGGCGGTGGTAGAGGTGGTGGTTATGGTTCTTTAGATGGTGGTTCAGGGGGCGGAGGATTCCCAGGTACTCCAGCTGCTGGATCTGGTAATACTCCTCCAGTTTCTCCTCCACAAGGAAACAACGGAGCACCTCAAGCAGGACCAAACAGAGGTGGAGGCGGAGGCGGAGCAGGCGCTGCTGGGTCTAGTGTTAATGGTGGAAATGGTGTATCAACTTCAATTAATGGATCTTCAACCACAAGAGCTGGTGGTGGAGGAGGTGGAGGATATTTTGGACAGCCCGGAGGACCTGGTGGATCCGGTGGTGGTGGATTTGGTGGAAATGTAAATGTTATTAGCGGTAGTGGAACAACTAATACTGGAAGTGGTGGTGGTGGAACAGCAGGTAATAGTGGGCCTCCAACACAAGCTGGCACCGGCGGATCAGGAATAGTTATAATAAGATATAAATTTCAATAGAATAAATTATGGCACACTTTGCAAAAATATCAGAAAATAATGAAGTATTGACTGTACTTGTTTTAGACAATAAAGACACTCAGAACGCTGAAGGTGTTGAAGTTGAAAGTATTGGACAAGCATATTTAGAAAAACACAATAACTGGCCTGCAGATAAATGGATTCAAACTTCTTACAACACAGTTAACAATACACATTTATTAGATGGAACTGCATTTAGAGGAAACTATGCAGGAATTGGTTTTACTTGGGATGAAGTAAATGAAATTTTTTGGGCTCCAAAACCATATGGATCTTGGATTAAAAATACGTTAACAGCTTCTTGGAAATCACCTATTGGTGATGCTCCAGTTTTTACAGAAGAACAACTTTCTCAAAAACAGTCGGGTTTATATTATTGGATGTATGATTGGAATGAAACTAATCAAACTTGGGATTTAGTAGACAAAACTGTTCTCCCTGAAAACTAAATTATTTTACAGTACTTGACACCTTAAACAAATTATTATATTTTGTTTTTGTTTTTATGCAAAAGAAAGTATTAACAGAACAGTCCCTATACTACGGTGATATCTCTATGCCAAAAAATTATGAGATTAATAGAGATGAACTATCTCATTATATTTTACAAGCTAGTTTTGATAATAAAAAATTTCCATTTTCAAAAACTTTTGATATGTTAAACACCTATATAAGAGAACATTTTAATTTAAAACATAAAATTAAATTAGTTAATAAAAAAACATGGGGTAATATTTACATTTCTAATCAATCAAGTGAACCTTTGTTAAATGTTGATCCTATAGATTTATTTAATGCACCAGATTATATTTTACTATACGGAGTTAAAGTTAAAGATTGTAGCGTTAGAATTTATTATGATCATAATAGACGTAAAGGAAGGTCTTGGGACATACCGTTAGAGGATAATAAATTTATTATGTTTCCATCAACTAATATGTACTCTATAACTAATAAACAGAAAGATTCTTTAAATTTTATACAAACTATAGCTTATGAATATATCTAATTACTACTGGTATTTTAAATCAGCGATACCTCCAAAAATCTGTGATGACATTATAAAATATGGATTAACACAAGCAGAAACTATGGCAAGAACAGGTGAATATGGGGATAAAGAATTAACTAAAAATCAAATTAAAGATATGAAAAGAAAAAGAAACTCTGATCTAGTTTGGTTAAATGATACTTGGATTTATAAAGAACTACATCCTTACATCCATCAAGCTAATAAAGCTGCTGGTTGGAATTTTGAATGGGATAGATCTGAATCGTGTCAGTTTACAAAATATAAACTCAATCAATATTATGATTGGCATTGTGATTCTTGGGATAAACCTTATAAAAGAGATGATAAAAATAGTCTTGATAATGGTAAAATTCGAAAGCTATCTATGACTTGTCAGTTAACCGATGGTTCAGAATATGAAGGCGGAGAACTAGAATTTGATTTTAGAAACTATGATCCGCATATGAGAGAAGAAACTAAACATTTAAAACAAGCAAAAGAAATACTTCCTAAAGGATCTATCATTGTCTTTCCATCATTTGTATGGCATAGAGTTAAACCCGTAACGAAAGGAACTAGGTATTCATTGGTGATGTGGAACCTTGGATACCCATTTAAATAATATGCATATAAATAATTATTTTAATACACCTATTTGGTTTGAACAAAAACCAGATTTTTTAAAATCTTTAACTAAATCTTCTAACAAGTATATTAAAGCTGCTAAAAATTCTTCTGAAGCTAAAAAATATATTAAACAATTTGGAGACTTTGGAAGAAGTTATCACTCAACTCCACTTACCGCGGACAACGATTTTAGGGACTTTAGAGATTACATTGGTAAAAAGTCTTGGGAATATTTAGATCATCAAGGTTTTGATATGCAACAATACACAACACTATTTAGTGAAATGTGGGTACAAGAGTTTGCTAAAAAAGGTGGACATCATTCAGCGCACGTTCATTGGAATCAACATGTATCAGGGTTTTATTTTTTAAAAGCAAGTGAGAAAACATCTATGCCAATATTCCATGAACCAAGAACAGGTGCAAGATCCACTAAATTAAAAATGAAAACTAATACAAAAGAAATTCTTAATGGAAATGATCTTATTCATTTTAAACCTCAACCCGGAACGTTAATTATATTTCCAGGTTATTTAGAACACGAATTTTCAGTAGATTATGGCATTGAACCTTTTAGATTTATACATTGGAATATTCAAGCAGTACCAAAAGGGATGGCTAAAAATATATAATGAATAAGATATTTAAATTTAAAAGCTTACCTAAAAATAATTTTTTTGCACCCGAATGGGAATATTTTATTGCAGAAACTATCGCAGAAAATATAAATTATTCTTCCCTAGTAAATTTTTTAATAATTAAAGAAAAAAAACTTTTAAAACTTAAAGGCACTGGAGATGGGTATACAGGACTAGGTTTAAAATCTGTGACTTCTAGACATAAAAATTATAATTTATTTAATTTTAAAAATAAAGAAATAGTTAAATTAAAAAAAAACATTTTTAATTTTCACAAAAGTTTTTTAAAAGAATTATCTTTAAAGTATAGTAATATTTATATTAAAGGGTGGTTTAATATTTTAAAAAAAGAGGAACAAATTAAACCACATATACACGATTTTAGTCCAGATGCTTATTTAGGAGGACATTTTTGTGTAAAATGCAAAAACACTTCTACGTATTACATAAATCCAGTTAATCAAATTAATAAACCTGAAATAATTGAAAGTAAAAATAAAATTGGAAAATTAACTTTATTTCAAAATTGTATACCACATTATACAGATATTGCTAAAGATGAAAGAATAACTATTGCTTTTGATTTAAGTTTAAATAGAAAAGATTGGGTAACTCTATAATGATAAAAGTTATATCAAATATAATAGAAAATAAAAAACTTAACAATTTTCAAAAATGTATTGATGCTATAGAATTTCCATTTTATTTACGAAGTACTCCCGTGATAAACTCTAAAAATAATGATTTTGTTTTAGAGCATTGTCTTATAAAAAGAAAAGAAGATAGAAATGATAAAAATGAAAACATTTTAAATTCGGATTGGGCTAAAGATTTCATAGGCATATTTGAAGATTTTTGTACAAAACAAAAAATAAAAAACACCGAAATATATAGAGCAAGTGTTAATTTAACTTTTTCTAACGGTTATAAAAGATGTGCTGTGCATCAAGACCACCCTTATAAACACCGTCAATTAATTATTTATCTTAACAATGCTGACCCTATTTCAACAACAGTTATTTTAAATAATAAAAATAAAATATTAAAAGAAATTATACCTAAAAAAAATAAAGGAGTGTTTTTTAATTCTAATCCTCACTACCATAACTATCCTAAAAAAGGATATAGATTAAGTTTAGTATATACATTTAAATAATATGAGTTTTAAAAAAAATAAATACGTAGTTATAAAACAAGCTATAGATAAAGATTTAACTTTATTTTTATACAACTACTTTCATATGAAAAAACAAGTATTAGAGACCTGTCTCAATGCTAGATACATTTCACCTTATGAATCATTACTTGGGTATTATGCAGAAGCAAATGAACAAGTACCGCATACTTACTCAAGTTATTCTGATATAGCTATGGAAACTTTAATGTTAAAATGTCAACCTATTATGGAAAAAAATACAGGATTAAAACTATATCCATCTTATACTTTTGCAAGATTTTATAAAAAAGGTGATGAACTTAAAAGACATAAAGATAGATTTAGTTGTGAGATATCAACTACCATGAATCTAGGGGGTGATAAATGGCCAATATATTTAAATCCACATGAAAACGTTGGAGAACCTGATGGCAAAAAAATTACAATGTCTAGTAAAGCAAAAGGTTTAAAAATAGATTTAGATCCTGGAGATATGTTAATTTACAGAGGTGTTGAATTAGAACATTGGCGAGAAAAGTTTAAAGGTAAAGATTGTGCTCAAGTATTTCTTCATTATAATAACAGCAAAACCCCTGGGGCTAAAGATAATATGTTTGACAAGCGCCCACATTTAGGTCTTCCTTCTTGGTTTAAACGATGATATATCTCTCTATAATGGAGGCAGTACCACCATACCCACTGCCTCCTTTATAAGGATTTTATATGTTACAAAAACTAGGATTTTTATCAGACATTACGTACGCAACACTGAATCAAAAACAAAAAGAACTTTGGGATGTGGAAGGTATACTTAAAAATAGATTGAATCAAAAACTTAAATTTGATTTAAGACCTTTAAAAAATAATATTAAAATAGGTAGTTTTAAAAGCAAAGCAGATAAAATGGTCTTTGATATGAAAGATCAATATATTATTGTCGATATAGAAGAATTACATCAATATTTAAAAGAAAATAATATCAAAGATGTCCATTTACAAGATTTGATATCCAAGCTAGAATGGAATATAATACTACCAAAATAACAAAAACCTTATATATTCAACCCTATGGCATTAAAAAAAGTAGATTTTGCAGCAGGTTTCAATAAACAAAGCGTAGCATCCGCTCTTCCAGGACAATGGGTAGACGGAGACTTTGTGCGTTTTAGATATACGGCACCAGAAAAAATAGGTGGCTGGCAACAATTAAGTGTCAATCAAGAAACTGTTCCTGGACCCGCTAGAGCTCAATTAGCTTTCACAAGTTTAAAAGGTGAGAGATACACTGCGATAGGTACTTCTCAAGGCCTTTTTATATATTATGGAGAACAGTTTTACGATATTACCCCTTTAGCTACTGCAATTACAGGAGCGACGTTTGATACTTTTTCTGGTTTGGATAATGTGACAGTTAATAAAACCTCTCATGGACTACAAGTTGGAAGATATGTGACGTTTACAGCAGTTACTCCCCCAACAGGATATTCTGCAACAGATTTTACAACAGGTGCTTTTGAAGTTTTAACTGTTCCTAATGATAATACTTTTACTATTGAAATGAGAGTTAATGCAACTGGGGCAGCCTCTGCTTCAGGAGCTGCTACAATTAATCCGTATGAAA